TCACCGCACCACCATCAACTCATCCCATCGAGTCGTATACCGCTGGCTCATCATTTCCCGCTTCATCGACCACTCGGCAGTGGCCGGGATGCGCCCGAGCCGGACCGTTCCCCTGCCCTCACGCGCGTTGATCTGATCGACCACGGCCATCAGCCGATCGGCACCAGGTCGTGGAGCTGCGGCAAACAGGTCGCCAGTGAACTCGCCCCGTTGCCGCAGATCCATCAGCAGCACCTCCGCCTTGCTGTAGGCGTAGCCGGCGCGAAAGATCGCCTCCAAACCACGAACGGCCGCCGCTGCGAGCACACGAGTATCGTCGGTCGGGTACGGCAGCGGGCAGCTGATGGCGTTGGCGTAGCGCGGCTGGTTGGGGTTGTGCATGCCGGTGCGTATAGCCACCTGCAGCGCGCCGGCCAGGCTCTGCTGGGCGCGCAGCTTCTCGGCGGCTTTGGTGACGTAGGCCACGACCGCTTCGCGGATGGGAGCGATGTCGCGCAGGCGGCTGCCGAACATCTTCGAGGAGCAGATCATCTGCCTCGGCGGTACCGCCTCCTCGAGCTCAAGGCAGGAAATCCCGCGCAGCTCGCGTGCAGTCTTCTCCAGTACCACGCTGAACTGCCGGCGCAGCGATGCCGCGTCGTACTGAGCCAGGTCCCACGCGGTCTGGATGCCCAGCGGGCGCAGGCGAGCAGTCAGCCGCCGGCCGACGCCCCACACCTCGCCTACCTCCGTCATCTGCAGCAGCTTGTCGCGCCGGGCCGGATCGCGCAGGTCGATCACTCCGCCGGACTTGCGCCAGGTCTTGGCCGCCCAGTTGGCCAACTTCGCGAGCGTTTTCGTCGGGCCGATGCCCACACCCACCGGAATGCCGGTCCAGCGCAGCACCCGTTCGCGCGCCTCATGCCCCAGCGGCACCAGGTCGCCGGTGATCCCCGTCAGGTCGGCGAACGCCTCATCGATGCTGTACACCTCGATCCGGGGGAACATTCCCTCGAGTGTCGTCATCACCCGGGCGCTCATCTGGCCATAGAGCTCGTAGTTGCTTGAAAAGCACACCACGCCCCATTCGCGCATCTGATCGCGCCACTGGAAGTAAGGGGCGCCCATGGGAATGCCGAGGCGCTTGGCCTCGCGGGTACGCGCGATCACGCAGCCGTCGTTATTGCTCAGCACCACCACCGGCACGCTGTCGAGCCAGGGCCTGTAGACGCGCTCGCATGAGCAGTAGAACGAGTTGCAGTCGATCAGCGCGAACATAGTTGATGCAGGTTGTGCGTGGCCACGCCCCACACATGCAAGGACTCGGTAACAGGAATGGCGCGATAGTCCGGGTTTTCAGGCTGCAACCAGACGCCGGCCGGCGTGATCTGCAGCCGTTTGACCGTCATCCCGCCGTCGACGTATGCGACCACGATGTGGCCGGAGCGCGCCTCCAGCGCCTTGTTGACCACCAGCACATCACCATCGTAGATCCCGGCGCCGATCATGCTCGGGCCCTCGACGCGTACCAGGTAGACGTGCGGCGTGCGGAGATCGATCAGCTCATCGATGGATAGCGTGACCTCCTCATAGTCGGCCGCTGGCGACGGGAAACCCGCAGGCACACGGGTATCGATGTACTGCAAGAAAGTGAGGGACGGGCCGATCTGGCCCAAGACGGTGGCGCGCATGATACTGCTCTGCGATTACTGTATATATATACAGTAAACAACGAGCACCGCATGCGGTCAATGTGGAGAGGCAGCCATCCGATAGCAGGCTGGAGGGGATATGTGCGGTCGATTCACGCAGTACCGAACAGCGGTCGAGTACCTGGATGCGCTGCGCTATGACAAACCCATTGAGGGCGGGATCGACCCTGAGCCGATCAACCGCTACAACGTCGCGCCACGCTCACGCGTGATGATCTTTTACGAGACGGACACAGGCCTGCGCATGGCCCGCTTGCCTTGGGGATATCAGCCCTTCTGGGCAGTGGGTAAGCGCCCGCCCGCGATCAACGCGCGCGTCGAGACGGCTGCGACCAGCCGATTCTTCCGAGATATCTGGGCGACCGGCCGAACGCTCGTTGCGGCGGATGGCTGGTACGAGTGGGTCAAGGACCCATCGGACCCGAAGAAAAAGCAGCCCTACTACATCCGCCGCAAGGACGGAGAGCCACTCTGGTTTGCTGCGCTGGCGCAGATGGACCGCACCGGCCTGACCGATCGCGACGGTGACGGCTTCGTGATCATCACAGCCGATAGCGATCAGGGCATGGTGGACATCCACGACCGCCGCCCGGTCGTGCTCGAGGCAGACCTGGCGCGCGAGTGGGTCGAGCCGGATCTGCCATTGAAGCGCGCCGAGGAGATCGTGCGCGACCTTGCGCTACCGGTCGAGGCGTTCGAATGGTTTGCCGTGGATCGGGCTGTAGGGAACGTTCGCAACGAAGGGCCGAACTTGATACTTCCGCTCAGCTAGCCGGCGCATCAACCGCGAGCAACTCCTCTCGCAGCACCTGCACGACGGCAGGGGCGTTGATGTTCAAGCGGAACTGCCGGCGGCTATCGCTCCAAGATACATCCAGCCAAATACCCGACGTGGAAAGCTGCCTGACGAGTTCAGCTGCATCGACGCCTTCCTCGACACCCAGACGCACGCGCTGCCCTTTGTTCCGATTGATTACCAGCGTTCCCATTCCCATCCTCCATGACGTGGCTAGCAAACGTTAGAAGCCGGACCATAGCGTGCTGAGGCGGCCGGCGACGTGATGTGTTGCGCAACTCGCCGCGTGACAGGTTTAACGACAAATCAGAAATGAGTGAACACCTTGGACCGACGACGCTATGGAAAAGGCCTACGCTTGGGGCGCTACCCTTACTGCAGCGGCTCACGATCGGGCACTAACAGAAGAGCCCACCGAGCGATTCAGGTGTCCAGTTCATGATGACCAGCTCGCCTGCTACATCCGCCGTCCCGTTTCGTTGGTTGGCCACGCTGTAACGGATATCGAGCTGTTCAAAGTGAAAACCCTCGAAGACTTTGCGAATGTCGGGATGATCATTGATGCTCACCATAACCCGTCCTTTGCAGCGCCGCATGAAGTCGGCCATTCGCTCGTACTCATCAAAAGGAAAGGCAACACCGTACCCCTCGGTTTGCCAGTACGGCGGGTCCATGTACAGAAAGGTATGGGCGCGATCGTATCGCTCGGCACAGGCGAGCCACGGCAGATGCTCGACGTAGACGCCTGCGAGTCGCTGCCATGCTGCGGACAGGTTTTCTTCAATCCGCAGCAGGTTGATAGGCGCGCCAGTCGTAGCGGTGCCGAATGTCTGGCCGGCCACCTTGCCCCCGAATGCGTGGTGCTGAAGGTAAAAGAACCGGGCCGCACGCTGAATATCGGTAAGCGTCTCCGGCCGGGTCATCTTCTGCCACTCAAAGATTTGGCGGGAGCTGAGCGCCCACTTGAACTGGCGAACGAATTCCTCCAGGTGGTTCTGCACGACGCGGTATAGGCACACCAGGTCGCCGTTCACATCGTTGAGCACTTCAGTTTGCGCGGGCATCGGCCGCAGGAAAAAGAGCGCGGCGCCGCCCGCGAAGACCTCAACGTAGCATTCATGCGGCGGAAACAGCGGGATTAAACGGTCGGCCAAGCGGCGTTTGCCGCCCATCCATGGAACGATTGGACTGGTCATAATTAGCAAGCCTTTACTGTATAAATAAACAGGTGATAGCCTTGCCGCGCTTCGTGCACGAGGCGAGGGCTTTGGCTGGGCTTGCAGGGATAGTCTGCGGTCTGGCGGTTGCTCTTGGTGTTGGCGCACCTCGAGTGACCGCCCTCTTTCCTCGCCGATCAAGTCATCAGCGATATCGTTAACGAGCCAGTTGCTGGCCCGCTCCTCTTACTCCGTCATAGATCCGCTCACAGGTAAGCCCTGCGCTGCGGGCGCGGCTAGCCGCTGCTGCCATTGCGCGGCCTTCTGATTCCATCTCTCCAAGCACGTCGGCAAACACTGCGGCGGCGTCTGCCCTTGCCTGGCGCTCGCCGGCAGTTCCGGCATTGCAGGTAGCGAGCTGAGTGGCGAGCCGGCTGGCTTCGACCCGCAGCCCTGCAGCAGTAGCCCCAGCGCGATCAGCAGCACGCCGCAAATCTTCAAGTTCGTCATGGCCTTTCCTCCCCTCTTCATCCGCAACTGCCTGCTGTTTTTGCTCGAGCACTCGAACAACCTTTACCGTCTGCAACTGCTCCTGGGCGATGCCCTCTCCCAGCCGCCAGCCGTTTACCTTCCAGCCGGCCGTGAAGCACGTCGCAGCCAGCAACCCGTAAATGGTGCTGCGCTCCACCAGCGTGCCGATCATGCCAACACCTCCTGCCCGGCTCGCCAGAGCGCCATTCGCTGCGGCTGGCCGTGGGTACCGCCGTTGATGCGGCGAGTGATGTCCTCAAACAGGCCGGCGTCGGCCAGCTCGTTGAGTCCGTTGCTGGACCAGAACCATGCAGCAGACATGGCCGCCCACTCGGGCTGCTCGAGCAGCTCGGGCGCCGCCAGTAGGTCCGCTCCGACGGCACTGCCGCAGGCGCGGTAGTTGTCGCGACCAGTGAGCTGGATCAGTCCACGCCCTCGGTATCGCCAGCCGTCACCGCTGGCGACCGGTCCGTTGCCCATGCGATCGGCGTAGACATGGTTGGCGATCAGCTCCGGCCGGCGCTCTAAGAGCAGAGCCAATTCATTCGGCAGACCTTTGGCGCCGCGAAAGCGCGCAGGCCATGTTGCTGCCATCCCGGAGGCGCTGTAGTTGAGGTTTTCCACCAGACGTCGTAGCTGACCGGACTCGTGCCCGACCTGCGCGAGGAACGCAGCGCGACGCACCGGGCTTCCGATTCGATAGCGCGCCATCGCCCTGTTGAGCGCAGGAACAAAAACGCCCGCGACTGGGCGGGCGTTGGGGAGGATCTGCAGCAGCTGCTGCTCAGTCAGGGGCCGCATCGGTTTCTCCGGACGAAAAAAAACCCGCTGGTGAGCGGGATTGGAAACCACGACCGCACGGAACGAACCGCACAGGTAGTGGCCTTATGATACTAAATGGTTGCGAAATGTGTCACCATCTGCGGCTGCCGTTGAAGGAGCCGCACATGCGATACGAAGGAAAGGAACGCCGCCAATACTCCGCCCTGCGCAAGCACGTTGAAGCGCTGCTCAAGGACGGAGCATCCATCGCCGACCGCGACCCTCTACACCTGGTGTACAAAGGCCAGGAAATGAGCGTGCGCCACGGCATCCTGATGTGCGAGCCAACCCCTCAGGAACTGGGCGAGGCTCTCGACTGGCTGGCCCGCGGGGACAAAGAGCGTCGCGCTTCAGCGCTCAAGATCTGCTTGAACCAGCTGGACGCCGTACTGGCGCCCTACCCGCCGTTCAGAACTATTCGGCCCGCCAGTTCGGACCAAGCCCTGCGCAACGCCTAGGGGGACCCACCAACGACAGGTAGCCATGGCGAATGAACAGCTAACGGTTCTCTGACTATTCGAGCACGGCACCGCGCCTCTGTGAATGCCTAGGCCGCACGAGGTGTAAGGCCAGGTATCACCTCAAACTCTATTCGAGGATCCAGATAAAGGATGCGGTCGGGTAGTTGCATCCAGTCGTAGGGTGGCTGGGCCTTGCGCTGCGGCTTCAGACGCGCCGTGGTTGCGTTAGCCAGCAGCTTCGCCTTCAACGCCTGGACTTCCGCTCGGGTCGTCAGTCGCTTGTACCCCTGAAGCATGCAGGCGATGACGCCCGCGACGAAGGGGGTAGAAAAACTCGTGCCGTTTGCCACGCGGTATCCCCCGCCATCGGCTATACGACGTGCCACCAACACGCCCTGTGCTGGAGCTAACACGTCTACGTCTGTGAGGCTCCAATTCGTACCCGATCCCGCTCCGTTGCGTGACGCGGGGAGGTAGTACGGATAGTCGCCATACTGTATGCCGCCCACCACTATCGTGTCGGGGTCTGATTCAGACGGGCGCACTATCTCCGACGTAATGTCTATGGCGTCATTACCGGCCAGGAAGCAGCACACCAGCCCTGCGTCTATCAAGTCCGTCACCGCTGCGTCGACTGACGAAGTGAAGCCGGACCACGAAAAGAACAGCACGGCTGGGCGATCGTCCGGCGCGCTAAGTTGGTACAGACTAAGCGCTGCACCCAGTGCCGACACCGCCCTGGTCGTCCCCGCTCCAGAACCTGCGTTATAGAACTTCAGCGGTATAAGCCTGGACTCTCGGGCTACACCTACGGTATCCCCTGCAGCCACTGACATACAGGCCGTACCGTGTGCCGAATCGTCCCCCGTGCTGTAGTAAGAAGTGCTGTACCACCAGTTGGTTAAGCTCCGCCCTGCGAATTCCGGGTGTGCGTCATCACACCCGGCGTCGATCATGTAAATGTCGACGCCGGCGCCTGTCCGCACGCAATCGAACGTGCTCGTTTTCGGGTACGCACCGGCGTTCGTCAGCGGGGCGAACGGGTCGTCTCGGCGGATAATGCGTGCCGCCCCCCATCCGCCTGCGCCTGATCCGTCCGCTGCGACCGTGACCTCCTGAATCTCGCCAGGGGTTAGTTCAGCGTCCCCGTCGTCTACGATCTGCACCGTAGGGTGGTCAGCCAGCGCAAAAGCTTCGGGGCGTAAGCCCGGGATAAAGAAGTGACGCGGCAACCCAGCCACGGCTTGCGGTTCGTATCCTGCAGCAAGCGCGGCAGCCATGAACTCACTGGCCATGCTGGCGTGTTTTACAACCACTACTGTGGTGGGCATGTCACACCTCCACCGCGGAACCTTCGACAACTTCGATCTGGAGCCAACTGGGTGAGGCAAGCACGTCGTTCATGCTTGCGTCAGCACCCGATGTGTTGATCCGCAGCTCGAAGTAGTCCCCCGACACAACTGGAATAATGGCTGTTTGCGCGTGGTAGACGTTGTTCGTGTACCCCTCTGTGGACTGCCTGATGTTCTCGATGCCCTGACCTGGGTAGTCCGCCAAGCCGTTCTTGTAGAACGTGGTGTACCCGGAGTGGGCCGTCCCGCTAAGGGTTAGCGCTACTTGGCCTGTCAGTCGCACCTTGTGCACGCCGGCCGGGATAGTCACTCGGGTCGGCTGCGTCAGGTTGAAAAAGCCATCGCTGTCGTACTCGGCTTGCTCCCACGGCACCAGTACGGGTTCGTTCGCTGTGAAGTCTACGTAGTCCGTGCTGCGGGATAGCAAGCACCCACGAAATGGCACTGCCCAAGTCTGCGCGGATGTAATCCCCGCGAGCGCTGCGGCTACCTCAGCCAGTGTAGCTTTTCGACTGTTGCCGCCCTGGAGTATGTGTAGCAACTCGTCCCCAGTAATGGCTCCCGCCGCTATGAGCTGGTCTATAGTCTTGTTCGCCATGGTGGTTCCTCAGAGCAATAAAAGATCGTCACCCGTCTGGGCATCGCCAGATAGCAGCAGCTGATCGGGTATGGAAAACACTAGGTCTGTTTCGGCTAGCGCGATCCTAGAGGGCGCCGCGCTGTCCGTGATCGTTACCTGCGCTCCGACTGCTTCCTCTGCGCCCGCATAGGCTGCAACTCGGTAGTAGTAGGTGACTTCCAACGTAGTCTCGTTGTCTTGGAACGCGCTCGCCGGTGCCAGGACTGAAGCGATAGGCGCGGGGAGCGAACCTATTTCCAGCGGTGCCGTGCCTCGGTAGATACGATACCCCTCAGCCCCTACAGACTCGGCCCAAGTCAGGCTTACGCTCATGTTGCCTCCCTTATGGCGAGCCATATCAAGCTCATAGATTCTGAGGTTGTGTTGTAGAAGCTCCAGTCTGCGTTGATGCTGACTGCCTCACCCGCTTGCGCCTCAGTGACAACACCGACCACACGGATTGACGCCCTGGTCGGGTGTGAGACGTCCCACTCCATGCGTAGGGTCGGAAACCCCCGGGTAAAGTTTCTGATGTAAGCGTCTCCAGAAGTGGGCGCATACGTGCGACTCGCTATACAGAAAACGAGCGCGTCGTTCGGCCCGTTGTTCGCCGATACCGGAAACCCTGCGCCAGTGGACAGACGTTGCAGGGCCAGGGTAGTGCAACTGATTGGGCCGGAGTCGAGACGGAAAACCGCAGCCGACATCACAACGAACGCCGCCGCTGCCGTCGTGGCCACGAAGTCGGTCCCTGGCTCCGTACCATCGGCGATCTTCCAGTAGACGAAACTCCACTGCGCGTAGCTGCCGTTTGGAGGTGCGCCTGCGTCCGTCCATCCTGCCGTTACGCTAGTGAACGCGGCGCGCCTAGCACCAAAAACGACGAGGAGGTCACCTACTTTGCAGTGCGGGATTTTCTGCGAGAATACAGTTGCCCCCAACGCAGTGCCGTAGGTCACTATGTCGGCGCTGTACAGCAGTCGCGGCAACTCAGCTACGGCAGTCAGCTGCTGGGCAACTCCGGTGCCCACGACTGAGCCACTGAACGACGCCACGTAGTAGTGATACGTGTTGCCCGCCGTCAGGTTCTTGTCCTCGTAGACCTGCACCCCCACCGGCACCTCAGCCAGCGGCGGCGGCAGGTTCTGCGGGTCTATAGGCGCCAGCGCGCGATAGATCCGAATACCGTCCTCCCCCGCGTTAGCGTCCGTCCATGTCAGCCGATTGCGCGCCATTACACTCCCCCTCCTACGCTGTACGCCTGCACATCAGTTGGAGCAGGCAGCGTGCCCGATATGGTCGCGGTTATTCCTGTTGGTGGCTGAAGCCCAGCTTGGTTTTGCTGCCAGACCAGTGTGGCGCCCAAATACACCCGATCGGCCATGGACGGGCCGAGGTGTATGGCGTCTGCCTCATTGAGCAGAGCCATTTAGCCCACCACGATGTACAGGGTGTCGGGGTCTTTGGTAGCCAGCGCGTCGTACTCTGCCTGGGTCAGCTGGAGCCACGTACCTGGACCGGGCTCGCCTTGAACCCCTTGCTCGCCCTGCGGCCCTTGTGGCCCGGTTTCGCCAATTGGGCCCTGCGGGCCGACAGGTCCAGCTTCGCCTTGAGGTCCGGTTGGGCCGTCATCGCCCTTAGGTCCTTGAGGGCCCTGCTCTCCGGGAGGCCCCTGCAACGAGCCCGCGTCGAACCAGTCCGAGCCATTCCATACCCACACATGCCCGCCGATTGTGTAGGCATCACCTGGCTCAGCTCCTGGCGGTAAATCAGCCGTGGACGCTAGGTTGCCGAGAATAATGAGCCCGGAACCCGGTTCGCCACGCTCCCCCTGAGGGCCCACATCTCCCATTGGTCCCGCAGGCCCTTGGGGTCCAGCTTCACCTTGTGGGCCGGCCGGTCCCGCGGGCCCCTCCGCACCACGCAATGCTTCCAGAGTCGCCGCTGTGACGTTCGCGCTAACCAGGTCGCCGGCATCAAGATCCAGCGCCTGCGTACCTTCCTGAGCGCGCTCAACGGTCAGCACCCCAGCCGTCTGCGCAGTTACGCGCATGATTTCGACTGCCGTTCCTTTGAATGCGGTGATGAGGTAGTGATCGCCGGTACCGAGGCCAGTGAGTTTCTCGGCCCAAGCCGGGTCGACAGACAGCGACAATTGACCGGCAGCCGAAGGCTCCAGCAGGTTTGCCTGCCAGTTGTTGACGAATAGTTGCATGGTTGTCCTCAGACGTAGCAGACGGGCTCGGAATCGCGCGCCGTCTGGCCGGTAACCGGGCAGTGGCTGGCGTAGGCGAAAAGATCGAAGGTGCTTTGATCGGTGTTCTTGTCGAGGATCAGCGCGGGAAGCGTCACCGATCCGGCTGGCGTTGCCACCTTCGTCAGGTAGTCCGCCCGCGAAAGCGTGTCTCCAGCTTCCAGCGGCCGGCTCCATAGGCAGGCGCCGAACACCTGGCCGCTGTAACGGAACGGCGAGGGCTGCAGGTATCGGGCTGGCTGACCGTCGGTGAACCACCACTGCTGCAGCTGCCGTGCGATGACCGGTGCCGGGTTGATCGAAAACCCGTAGGTGTAGGTTCCACCCATGAATGCGTTCTGCGCCGGCCCAGTGGATGACGTCGAGAACGATCCGCCCGGCTCGCACTGGATCGACACCGAGTAGTCCTGCGTCATCTGGTTGTCCGCGTAGGTCAGCGTTTCCGACGAGGTTTCACTGATCGATATCGCGTGCGTGCCGATGACCGCGCCGGCGAGCTTGTAGGTCATGGTCAGCGTACTGGTCCATGACTGATCCAGGTGGAAGCTGCCGGCGAAGTCCTCATCCGCTGCTACTACGCTCGGCCCCGTATACGCCAGCGGCGTAGTTGACCAGACCGTCTCGGCTACGTTGTCAAGCGTCAGCTCCTGCAGCTGCCCGGCCTCGTTGTAAAGCATGCCCGCAACCCAGCCGGTGAAGCCCGTCCGCTCTGGCGATGGGACGATGTTGTGCACGGCCAGCGTTGCTGCGACATCGCTGCCCGGCTGCTGCTGGACCAGTTTCGATCCATCCGGCTGCCGGTTCAGGTAGTAGCTGTCCGCTGTGGTCTGCGGGTTGTCCAGAACCGTCGTGCCCAGCGCTTGCACACGGGTCTTGCGCACTGTGATGGCAGCCGCGCAGGCAGCGCCCGGCCCAGCCAGTGTCATCTCGACCCAGCCGACAGCACGCCAGCGCCAGAAGCGCTCGTAGCCCTGCGAGTACTCCAGTGCCACTTCGAACACCGCCGCGTCGCCGGCCGGGCTCGAGTGGTAGCGCTGCACCCGCGTCCCGGTCGTGCCGTTGATAGTCGGCGTGGCCTGCCCCATGTTCGGCACGGTCACGCTGTAGGTGTAGGACTCCGGCTCGCCGCCGAGCACGCCGAAGCGTTTCAGGGTGACGGTGCAAACGCCTCCGCTCAGGTGTGCGGTCGATAGCGTCGTGGTGACCAGCCAGCGATGCCCGTCCGAGTCGATGTAGATCCAGCCGGTAAGCGGGCGCCCATACAGCGCTTCTCCCGCGATGATTGCCTTGCTCCACCATTGCCGCCCTGCCGCCTCGTCTGCGGCCTGATCCTCCGCGCTGCGGGTTATCTCCGGCATGCCGGGCCGTGCGATCAGGGCGGTACTGCCCTGCTTCCACGGCTCGCCGCTTGGCTGCGGATAGTCCATCTGCTCACCGTTTGGCAGGGTGAGCTTTCCGCCCTTCACCAAGCCATGCCAGGGACAGCCCCACGGCGGCAGATACTTCGGGTTCATTCTGCCACCTCTGGAATGCTGCCCTGCGGATCAGCGAACTGGAATACAGCCGCGTCACCGTTGGCGTCGGTCATGTTCAGTGTCTTCACGGCCGGCAGCACGAACAGGCCGTCACTGCTGAGGTAGCCCTGCGGCCAGTACTCGCGGTCCGGGACCGACTTGCCCTCAACGATGATTGTTTGTTCGGTCAGCGGGCTGGCGATACCTGCTGTACCGGTGGCGGCCGGCGCCTTGTACGTGCCCCGGCTACGCTGTGGCGGAATCGCGCCAACGGGTTGCACCCGCGGCAAGGCCTTGGCCTGGCGCTGCGGCCGGACGAGGCTGTTGATGTCCTCGGCGACCGTTTTACCACGGCGCGTGGCCTCCATCTGCTGGCCGCTGGCGCGCCGGGCATCTTCCAATGCTCGACCAGCCGCGCGCCGCCCTTGCTCCAATGCCTGCCCACCGGCACGGCGTGCGTCTCCAAGCGCCATGGTCAAAGCTCCAGCAGGTCATTGGGGATGCCGACGCGGTAGAGCGTGGCGCCGGTTGGGGCGAGTTCGTCGCGATCAGCTTCCGGTATCTCTGGCGATTCCAGGTCAAACCGTCGCGGGAACGCTTCCTGGCCTTCGTTGTTGTCCGCCACCGACCAGTTGCCGGCAAAGCCAAGCTTGTCTTCGTCGTATGCGGGATCAGTGCTGCGCCCGCCGATCTGCGTCGGCAGCGCAATCGAGGCACCCTCACCCAGATCAGTCGGGCTAGAGCCAAGCCGAGACGGAATCGTCAGCGGGTCGCTTGTGCCACCGCCGCGCATGATCGCGATGCTGAGCGTGGTCACCGCCGTACCGCTGCCCAGGTCGAACGAATCGACGATACGCCGGCATTTGCCGCGGGCGCGCACGCCTGAGCAATCCACCTCCAGCGTGTGGATCAGGTCGATGCCCAGCACCATGCTCGTCGGCACTTGCCAGCTGAGCAGCGTTTCCCGGTTGGCCGATACCAGCTCGGTGCGCGCTTCGTTGGCGACCACTTCGAACACGGCAGCGCGGCGGGCGTCATCGATCACGTCCTGATAGCCGGTCTCGGTGCCAGCCATATCGCCTTCGGTCCATTCCTCGTCGCTTACGATCTGCAGCGAGGCGCTTTGCCGCTGAACCACCTGGCGCGCTTCGTCCTCGCCGTCTGGCGTGGCGAATGTCAGCGTGTAGCTCTCGGTCACCGTTTGGACCCAGCGGCGCCCGCCAGTGATGCCCGTACCAATGATCAGGTTGTCGAACTGGTTGACCCATGCGATGCCCGTTCCGCACGGATCCGGATCGCTCAGCGGTGCGGTCACGTAGCTCTCGCTGACGATGGACTGACCGCTTCCGGTCAAGGCCTCCTGCACCATCTCGATGGTCGGCAGCTCGTGCGAATCCTCCCGCCAGCTACAGAACGAGCCGGCCGGCACGATCCAGCTGTAGGCCTGATTGCGCTGCCACAGCCGGGAATACCGATAGCTGAACTCGACTTCAATCCGGTTTGTGGTGCGCGACAGGTCGGACTGCTGAAGGTCCAGCGTCTGATACAGCACGGTGCCTTCGCCGAAGATGAAGTCCGGTGCGCCGGCATACCAACTTGTCACGCGCATATCGCCCAGCGGCGAGCAGTCCAGGCTCACAGGCCGGGTGCTCAGGCGCTCAAGGGCGTAGTCCCAATGGCTGCGCCCTTCGACCTCTTCGAACACGTCCGCCGACCAGTAGCCGCCCACCAGCGAATCAATCGCCTCGACGGTCATGCCTTCGACGCGCTGCTGCAGCTGGTCCGAGCACTCGCAGGTCAGCACCCGACTGATCGGGTTCCAGTTGGCGATGCTGATCTGCCCGGTGTAACGCCGAGCCTCGGTCGTGAGGAATTGGCTGGTAGTGATGTAATCGATGGTGACCGAGCGCCCTTTCCAGTCTGGCGGCACTACCGGCAGGCCAAGAGCAATGAAAAGTCCGAAGTCAGCTAGCCCCGCAGCGCCCTCCTGCCGAATGATTGTCATCTGCCCAGTCAACTGCGCCGTGTAGTCCATTCCATCGACGAGCAGACGCAGCGCCCACACAAATGACTGGCCGCGAACAATGTACTCGGGCTCCGCGGCGGCAGCGGCCAGGCCATTCAGCGGCACGGCGTTGAGTGGCGAGGCGTTGAGCATTAGGTTTCTTCCCACGGGATGGACCAGCTATGGCTGGCCGTGCCTGATGACTGCGATTCCTGTGGGTCCTCAGCGAAAACCGAGAACACCGGCATGTAGCAGGCCTGATACAGCGTCGCGCCCGGCACTGCGGGCACGGTGACCACGCCATCCGCGAACGAACACGGCACCCGTACCCAATCCCGCCCACCGATCAGCGCCTGCGCCCAAGGCGCTACGTCTGGCCGAGGCGTGCCAAGCAACGTGAAGGTCGGGCCCGGGCCGACGTGGCTCATCGTCTTGGTGCTGCGCAGCTCCAGCGGCTGGGAGAAATCCAGCCCCGCGAGCCCTGGCGGCATCCAGCCGTTACCGGAAATGCTGCCGGCCGACCTCTTCCAGTGCTGCATCTTTACGCCGGCGCCGTCACTCATGCGCAGCACGGTGCTCCCGCCAATCGGGCCGATGCTTTCCTCGGGCGCACCGGCATGGAGCACGATCGGCACGCCGCCGAGCATGATTCGTGGTGGGGACATTCAAGGCTCCGGAAACAAGAAGCCCCGCAGGTGCGGGGCTTAGGTCAGCGATGGGTGCGGCCGAATTGTCTCGCCGCCAGGCGCAGCTCACTGGCCACCTCGCGCTCGACATACATCGTGTACGAGGCACCACCCAAGCTGAGGTCTACCTGCCCGAGGTGCGGAAAATGCGGCCCAGCAGCCGCCTCCAGCAGCGCCGGACTCGGCGCGGGAACATTCGGCACGAAGCGCGGTACCGGCACGACGGGCCCACCGTTGGCGTAGCCGCGCAACCGCAGCTGATCCAGCGTGGCGCGAAAGCCGTTGCGCCGGATTCGCTCGAGGAAGGCCAACGCCCCCGGCTCGCGCACAACTTCCTGCGGCTGCACATGCTCGCCGGCATGTACGATGCCTGCCGGCTGATACTTGCCGCCTGGGCCGGTCCACCCGCCGCCGGAGAAGCCATCGACAGATGCCCCAGATGGCGTCGCAGCATCCATGGCCAGCCGCACCGGCAGTACGGTGAGCTTTGCCCAGCTTGCGACAAAGTCCTTGATCTGCTGGGTGACGCCTGCAATCGAGAGATCATCAACCGCAGCACTGACCTCGACCGGCGCGGCGTCCACCTCAACCGAAGCCGGACGCACAACAGCATCAATGACGGGTTTTTCGCCGTCCGGAAACACGACGTCTTTCAGCACGAAATCGGCCGGCAGCTGAGGTGTATCGTTGAGCAGGACATAACCATCTGCATCCTTTGATCCCGGCACGCGGAGTGGGTCCTGCGAGAGTGCCCGCGGCTCGATATTGACGGAGGCACCAACCATCGCTGCCCACTGCTTGAGCTTTTCGGTTTCGCGGGCCAGCGCTTCGTCATCGATGCTGGGCGTGATCTTGAAGTTCTTGAGCGTCTCGAACTCAGCCTTCCACTCACGTGTTTTCTTGGTGGCCTCCTCCAAGCTGCGCTCGGCATTCTCAACCGAGATCCGGTCGGCTTCCTGCTCGATCGACTGTAGGCTCTGGATGAACCCAGCGAAGCCATAGGTGTTCTCGCCGGCCTCGGCGAGGTCGAGGAGCATGTCCAAGGCAGCCTGGGCATTCTGTTTGGCCCGCTCAACATCACCACTGGCCAACGCCTGCTTGGCCGCGTACTGCATTGACTGCGCATTGGCGTAGCTCGCCTGGCCCTTGCCCCCTGCATTCAGGCGGTCCAGCGCGTCCCGATAGCGCCTCTCGGTTTCGAGCTGCTCATTGCGCGCTTTCGATAGCGCCGAGGCGGCCTTGCGTTGCGCAGCGACCTGCTGATCCAGCGCGCTCTTGAACTTGACGGCAAGGTCCTGGGTGATCGAGTTGAACTCGGTCGCATAAGCCCGCTGCTCTGCAAGAACCTGCTCCTGCAACGCTTCGCGCTCGTCAGCTGCTTGCTGCTCAGCATCAAGAACAGCCTCGACAGACCCCTTAGCCCCCTCCTCCCACGCCCGGTACTGGCTGTAGAGCTTTTCCAATGCCATACCGGACAGGCCCAGCCGCTTCAGCACTGTCTCGGCATACGCGTCAATGATCGGCGTGACGTCCTTCCCACCGGCGGCGATCGCGTCCAGAGCATTAGCGATTCCGTCCAGCTCTTTCACGGCCTGGCCTGAGAGACCGAGCAGCTTGTCTATCGAAGCCACCACCTTATCGATGGAGTCAGAGAAAGTGCTCTGCGCATCGCCAACGGTGACACGCATGTTGTCCGCGAGCGCAAGCAGTGCTTCCGACTGACTGGAAAGCGCAGTTACCACTCGTTCTGTCGTGAGCTCCCCGGCATTGGCCATGCGAATCAGCTCAGCCCGCGTGGTGCCAAGCCCCTTGGTCAACGCATCCGTCAGCGCCGGGGAGTTCTCTAGAATGGCGTTAAACGCGTCGCCACGGATTACTCCAGTCTGCAGCCCTTTGTTGAACTGGTTGATCACCGCCTCGGCCTGTTGGCCTTTTACGGAATTCGCAACGAGACCCGCAGACAACGCGCCCACCATGTCCGCAGTCGCCCGGGCAGAGAACCCCATTTCGCGAAGTGAACCGACCGCCCCGAGGAACAACTCGGACGTCTGCGCGATCGGGATGCGGACGCGCTTCGATATTTCTTCGAGCCGTGCCTGGGAGCGCTCGTATTGTTCCTGCACCGGCAGCGCATTGCGCATCCGATCTTCCAGTTCACCAACGGCGTCGGCGATACCGAAATAAGCACCGGCCGTGCGCTGGACCGTATAGGCAGCCGCAACGATGCCGGCGAGCTTCGCGCCGATGGCAGCCAGGCCGTCGGCACTAGACGCCGACTCGCCGGTAATTTCGCTGATGGCCCGCTTCGTCTCAGCAAGGCGCGCCTGATACTGGATTTCCGCAGAGGTGCGCTCGGTCGCCGACAGAACACCGGCCTGAGTGAGCCGCTTGTAGTCAGTGTTCAGGGACACCAGTTGCGCACGCAACTCCCGCAGGCGCGTCACGCCGAAGCTGTCCAAGGCGGATGTCACCGCGGCATCGGCCTTGCCCTTCGCGACGGTCGCGCCAAGTGCAGCCTGCAAGCGCTGTTGTTCGGTCACCAGGTTGCGGGTATCTACTCCCGCGGCTTTCAGCTCTGCGCGCTGTTCCTTTACCTGCTGCTTCTGGCGCTCGAATGCCTGGGTGGCCTTCGTAAGCGTCCGCTCCGCCTTGGCAAGTTCACGGTCCAGCGCGGCAACAGGTTGCCCAGCGGCGCTGATCGACTTCTTGAGTTCATCCACGCGGCGTTTGGCAGCGAAGAACTCGGCGGACGCCGACTTGGCATTTTCCTGAGTGCGCTGCAGCGCATCGATCTGGCGGATGGGCCGTTCGATGGTCTTCACCAGATCGGCGTATTCCTTCCGGAAGCCCCGCACTCCGGCAGTCGCACCATCAGTATCGGCCGTCAGCCTCAGCTCAACATCAGTCATCGGGAGTCACCCTTCAGGCAGCGCACGAACAAGCGCCAGGGATAGTGGAGTGCGTTGGAGTGGCCGAGCCGGCCTAGGACCGAAATGCAGGACTCGAGGTCGCTCAGCGCGCGCTCTGGGCTTTGGCCAGCCGCCCCAGCGCTGCGAAAAAATCCGGGTTCAGCTCCTTCGCCTTTGCCAGGATCTTGCGCAGATCGCTTCCGGTGAGGTCGCTCAGCTGCTCGCGGCTGAGATTCGCGAAGATGGAAAGGTCCGTCAGGCGGCATTCCTCAAAGAGGTGAACGTCGATCTGGTAGTGCGCCAGCGCGCTCGTGTCCGCATCGTCCCCAGGCCAGGGGTTGGCCATCATCACTTGGCGCATCTGGGCGACGGTGAGTTCGGACACAACTACGTCACGCGCACTGTCACCCTTGCCGATGGTGACCACACCTTTTGCTGCAGACTCGCTCATGCTTTCCTCCGGGCAATAAAAAACCCGCCGAAGCGGGTTTGTTGAAATCGTTAGTTGTTATCTGGATAAGCCAGCCAGGCCGCCCAATATGGCCGCAGCGAAGAACCCGATCACCATCAGAATCAGCAGTGCCGGTATCGATGCCAGGGCCAACTTGATCATGAACATGATCATTGAGTTGAACGGCATCTTGAGGTCGAGCACAACCACCGGCTGCGCACCTGGGTACTCACTCATCAAGCTTCGAATACTGTTCGCCACGAACTCATTCTGAGTCCGGACGGCAGGACGCTGCTCTTGCTTGCTGTTGGCTTCAGCTACTTGCTGCGCCTTGCTCTTTATCGCTTTCTCGTAATAGGCGCCGCATCCTGGGCATCGCAACGGATCGCCGAAGTCGGCAGCAGGTGCTTCCTGGTCGCAGACTGGACACTTCATCTGGTTTCCCTCCCATAGATCTGGCCGGGACTGTACCAAAACGCCAGCGCCAAAGCCCAGTACAGGGCCGGGCTTTGTGGTGAACCGGAAACTACATCAAGCGCGCATGCGGCCCGCAACGGCGGACAGAATCTCTGGCAAGTGCTGTTGCTTCACGGTGAAGCCGTCGCTGATCATAACACCGTGGAGTCAAGTTAACTCGTTGAGTCAGATTGATTCATTGAACATACTGCCCGCTCCACTAACTAGGCCAACGCGATGAAAGACCGACACGTGATCAGCCCCTACCCGATACGCGCACCGCTGAAGAAAACACCAAGCCAGACGAATAACTTAGCTGCCGAGGAACGGCCATGAAACTCGACAGGGCTTTGCAGTTCGAAATTCTTCAGCGCGCCGCCGACGCGTATCCGGCGGCGCTTCGACCAGAGGAACTGAATGTCGAAGCGGACACTGAGAATGTGGTCAAGACTATCTACTACCTGCATTCGCACGGCTTGATAGAGGCTGTTTTCAGCAAGGAGCTTGGCTATCAAATACAACGTCCCTTCACCATCAAGGCGACACATAAAGGCCTGGATTTCCTCGCCGATGACGGGGGCCTCAGTGCGATCCTTGGCGTCGTTACCGTCCGGTTGCATGAGGAAACCATCCGGGAGCTGATCACAATGAAAATTGCCGGTGCTGAGCTTCCAGAGGAGCAAAAGCGCCCACTTATGAAGGCCGTTCAGGAGTTGCCGGGCGAGGCGCTGAAGCAACTTACAACGAGGCTGCTAGATCTTGGCCTTGATAACCTGCCGCGCGCGACAGAGTTGATTCATAGAGCACTGCAGATAAGCAGCTAATAGCCGGATACGCGCCCCCTCACTAGAGGGGCTTAGTTTTTTAAAAGATCCGAGACGTCTTTAGCTGCCTGAGCACTTAGAGGTAACAAAGCGTCATTACTGCTTTCGGAACCACCGTTGTGGTGGAAATACCGTAGCAGAGCGATCATCAAAATTGTCGGGATGGAGGCAAGCGCGAGGATAATCGGAACATCAGCTACTCCATGAGGCTTGAAGCTGATAACGATATACCAGAGCCCAGCAGCAATTCGGCCATTTCCAAAGAAAATGAAGCCTATCAGGAGCACATAGAAACTGATGATGAGGCCCAAAGCGAGTTTGGCGAGACCCCTCTCCCATTCATGCTTCCAGATTTTGCGTTGTAGATAGCGGTCCAGCGCACCGGGATCAATCTCACTTTCCCCTCCCGCCAGTCCCTTGGCATCGTCACTCATATGATTCCGATATTCCTCAGGCGATATTCCATCGCAGCTGTGGAAACGCCGAAGACAGCAGCTAGCCGCTTCAGGTTCGTGATTTTTTCTTCGAAGATCATATGGCGGACCAGGTCGGCCGGCATCAATAGCGCAGCGGCAAAGCGATTCGCAGCTACCTCTATCGGATCACGAGCACCCGCGCTCATTTGCCGATCAGTATCACGCGGGGCATCTATGTCACCGTTGACGTGATGTCCAATTTCATGAGCGATGGTAAAGCGTTGGCGAACCGGGCTTTCCGACTCATTAAAGGTGATGAGCGGTCGCCCGTCGCGATAAGTATAGTGGCCACTCTCGCGGGAGCCTGGCTCTGCTGGCCGGACTTCGATACCCATCTGTTTCGCAATCGCCACCGGATCGACTGGAAGCTTGAAGTCCCAATGATGATTGAGGACGTCCAAAGCCGTTTGCTGTGACATTCGCCCCCCTTTGCACGGCACACATGCGAAAACCCGAGGCCTTTCGGCGTTCGGGTAGGAATCGGATTTGACAAACCGATTATGTCGGCAGATGTCCGGGGTTGGCAATCATCAGCTATGAGAAATAGGTAGCAAGTGTTCTTTCCCGGATGGCCGGGCCTGAGGACGCGGCCCTCCGGCAGTGGTTACGCCGCCACCGGCAGCTCCTTCTTGACCCGGAAGTACTTCGACTTGCCGGTACCGACCTTGGTCGGATCACTGATGACCTTGCAGGTGGATTCAGCGCCCATGAAGTCATCGACGCTGAGCCAGTCCTGCGAGCTGGCGGGGTTGAGGCGGCATTTCCAGAACCGGGCTTCGATGCGCTTCTTGGTACCGGCGGCGTTCTCGCCCTCGAACAGCAGCTCCAGCTCCAGGCCGGAGTTAGTCAGGGCCTCGACCACATCCACCGCAGCGGACTTGTAGTCAACCGAGACGCTGTACGGCGCGCCGGGTGCCGCGGCGAGAATGGCCTCTTCCAGCGCGCCGCCGGCGACCACCTCAATGCCAGAGCCGGTCATAACCCAGTCGTCGAACTCTTCGAAGGTGGCAGTGCCCGGGGCGCCGTCCACGACGTTGGTGACCCCGTCGATCTCGAGCGGCATCTGGTCCAGCGCGATGGTGCCGTCAACCGCGGCGACATGCTGCTCATCCGTGTGTGTCGCCGCCGGCACGGTGGTGGTATCACCCCAAAGGATGCCAGCGAGCACCGGCGTGAAGAACTCGCGGAAGTTGATCGCGAGGCCTACGCCAGTGATGCGGTCCACGGAGTCGTACTCACCGCCCTGCGGGGTGGTGGTGTCGCCCAGAGTAAGGTTGTTGGTTTCGATGGTGGTCTGGATGGTGGAGACCAGGCCGCATTTCTGGAACGGCAGGCCGCTGCCGGCGACGCGCATTTTCAGGTGGCCACCGATGACGAAGGTTTCTTTCTGGACTGCCATGTATCAGGCCTCCTGAGAGCCGGCGACGATGCCGCGGGCGAAGAGGGTTTCGCGCTGGGCCGGGGTAACCTTGAGCTTGGCGCCCTTGTCGTACGGCTTGCGCTGGTGGGTATGTGGTTTGGCGAGGGTGACCTCGACCAGCTCCGGCGCTTTTTTCGGGGCAGCCGAGCCCCCTGCCGGGGCGGCAGTAGCGTTGGTGGTCATGTGCATTACCTTTCAATGATGGTGTGCAGGTGCACCGGAATCAGCACGCTGGCAGCGCGCTCACCGTTGCCTGGCGGGAATTGCTCGGGCGCGCCGACGGTTATGCCTTTGATGCCGCGCGGGAGCCACCGAGGGAACTGGCCCTCGGCTGGCATGAGTACGCACAGCAGATCGTGCTCGAGGTCGTCGAGCGCATCCTCGTAGGCATCCAGGCCGACATCGACCGCGCCGATGACGTAGAAGCCGTTGAACTTGATCAGCGCTCCCGCGGCGGCTTTCGGCGCGAGATCTTTGCCCTTCTGTAGACAGATGATCGGAAAGCCAATGTCCGCCGAATTGAGCACCTCGTTGAACCAGCCGGTGCGCACGTTGTGCCCGGCATTGGTGGCGCAGCCATTGGCAACGGTGACCGTGCCCAGCTGCTGGACCAGGGCCTTGCGGCCCAGGGTGAGTGGGTTGCGGTTCATTTCTGCTCCATGCAGGCGGCAGTGGCCATATGGCCGTCGTCTTCGAGGATGTCCTCGACCAGATAGCGCCGCTTGCGGTAGACGAAGATGCCGCCACGCCCTACCACACATGGCACCGAAGCACGGCGCCAGGTGATACCGACCGCATCGCTGCGATACAGGCCCTCCGGCCCGTTGATCTGCAGGTTGTGGTCAAGCATGAGCGGCACGTTGCGGACAACCTGGCCGTCAGGGTGGATGAATTCCCCCTCGCCGTCGCTCAGGGACGCCATGATCACGGCGTCCATGTCGGCGATGCAGTCACCGAAGCCGGCCATGCTCAGATCTTCAGTTCGCGCACGGACGCCGGGCGGGTGCACAGGTGCAGCGGGTTGGACTGAGCCTCACCTTCGACGCCCTTGTCGAACTTCATGCGCTCCAGCTTGGCGTAATAGGGCATACCCTCGGTGTTGACCGTCTCTGTGTAATCGGCCGGCGCGAAGGCACTGATGAACAGCTCCGGCACGCCTGTCGGGACCACGAAGGCGCGGTCAGCTGGGACGAAGGCATTGCCATTCAACTGCCCCTTGTAGCGCTCCCAGGTGATCCCGCCGAACTCGAACGGCACACGGCGATCGCCCATCAAGGCAGCAGCTGCCTGCCAGCCGAGGTAAGCCTCGCGAACCTTCGGATGGCCGATCAGCTTCGCCCAGAACTGCTTACCGCAGTAGGCGTGCGCCCCAGTGCTGGTGACAGCGCCCAGCGCATCCTCCTGTGCGTCGAGCACGTCGACGCATTTGACGCTGACATCAGTATCGTCGTTGCTGAGCTCCATGCTGAATGCAGTGGGCCGCTTGATATCGAAGCGCTGGAAGATGTCGAAGAGCACGCTCGTGCCGTCAGCGTCCACAACCTTGCCCATGATGGCGCCAATGCGCTGGAACTCGTGGGTTAGATCGAGCTGCCGGCGAGCCTTCTCGACACGGCGGGCTACATATGCCTGCACCTGCATCAGCTCGGTGAGGCTACCCACGGCACGGATACCCTGAATCTCATCCGCCAAGATCTGGAACGTCTGGGGCAGATGCACGGTGTTGAAAGGAATCAGCGAGCGCTTATTGCCGGTCACAGCCTGACCGGGTGCGCCACGTGCAGCTGCCTTTACCAGCGCGAGGGTCATGCCGTCCTTCTCGATCTGTACGACGGTGCCGGCTACGCCCTGCTCCTCGAACAAGCCGGCGGCGGCGATCTGCCCCGGCAATACGTGGTCTTCGTTGATGACGGTGAGCAGCGCGTCGACGCCGAACGCCTCGTCTTGAAAAATGGTGATCTCGGCCATGTTGGGCTCCTAGAAATGCGAAGCCCCGCAGGTGCGGGGCTTGAGGTATTGAGATTGCTGAGAATGGCGATCAGGGGCGGATGATGATGCCCTTGGCCAGCAGGTCGGCGCGGCCGTTGGCGTCCAGACCGGTGAGCAGGCGCTCGATGACCTCGGCGTCGCGCATCACGCCTACCGCGCGTACGTCGTTGACAGTGGCGTCCACCGAGGCGAACAGGATGCCGCTAGCCGTACGCCGACCATCGTCAGTGCCGGCTTCGTCATAGCCCGTGTATTCGCCCAGATTCGCCAGCACGGCTAGGATGAAGCCATCGCCCACGGCAAAGTCGGTAGAGCCATCGCTCAGGGTGAACGTCAGCCCACCGCCAGTGAACGGCTGGCCTACGGTGCCCGTTCCAACCCGCGCACCGGTCGGGTCGGTCAGATCGAACTTGCCGCCGTTGGCACCCGCCTCGGTGATGGTGAGCTGGTAATCGCCGGTGATGGCTGCGCTGGTGACGGTGACGGAGCCGACGGTACCGTTGCCGGTGTTGCCGGCATCGGCGGTTGGGGTAAGTGCGTTGGCGGCAGTGATCAGTGCGATCAGCGTCCCCGCCATGAGGATGCCGGAGCCGGCGGCAATGACCACCTCCTCGCGGCTGCGGGTGCCGTTGGCCTCCGAAAGGAGGAACTCGCCGGCGTACACGCCTTCGGTTTTGATGGTCATGCTTGTTTTCCTCCTTTCGAGGCTTGGTTGCGGCGTCGGGCGTAGACCTCACTCGGCGCCGGGGGTTGGTTCGCGCTGGCTTGGGGGCCATCATCCAGCGGTGGCAGGTTGCTGATTTCCACCTGGCCGCTTTTGTTGGCCAGCTTCTCGAACAGCTTCGCCTTGGCCTGTTCGCCGGTCAGGCCGGCCTCGATCAGCGCCTGGGCTTCGTCCGGCAGCTTGGCTACCAGGCAGGCGGCGCGAACATCCTTGGCACGGTTGAAGTGAGCTTGCACAGCCTCGCTGCTGGCCAGCGCGCTGGCACGGATCAAGTAGCTGACGCAGTTGCTCAAGCCCGCTTGCGCGCAGTCCGCCGCAAGCTTTGCGGCCAGCTCCGCAGCTTCCGGTGTCTGGGGTTCCGGGTTCGGTTCCGGCTCGGGCGTTGGCTCAGGTTTTGGCTCGGGCTCGGGGGGCAGCTCTACTTCGCCCACCAGGCGCAGCGCGGCCTCTGGCACGTTGCGGTAGCGATTGAGGATCTTGCCGAGCGGTGCGTTGTTCACCAGGGGCTCAGCCTCACCAAAGATCTCATCGACGAAACCATGGGCCTTCGCCTCGCTGGCAGTCAGCCAGGTGGTGTCGTTGATCATGCGGCGTAGCTCGGCGTCATCAATGTTCAACGCCCGGTGCTGGTAACTGGCAACGATGCCTTCGAAAGCCTTGTCCATCATGTCCGCCATCTTGCGCAGCTCGTCGCTGTCACCGGCCATGAAGGTCCAGGGGTTATGGATCATGAACATGGCGTTGTCCGCCATGGTCACACGGTGAGCGCCACACACCGCCACGCTTCCGGCACTGAAGCACGCGCCATCGATCTGGCCGGTGCAACGCTCGCCCAGCGCTCTCAGCGCGTTGTGGATGGCGATACCGTCGAAGAGGTCGCCACCGATGGTGTCGAAATGCACCAGCACCTGCGAGACGCCATCGTCAACTTCCTTGAGGTCGCGGATGAAGTCCCCGGAGGTCACGCCCCAGAAGCCGATCTCGCCATATATGTAGACCTCGATCGGAGTGTCGCCCTCCTCGCCGGCCGACTGGATGCTGTACCAGTGTTCGGCGTTAAGCTGTGGCGCGTCGACGGCGCGGTTCAGGATGCGCGGCTGCTCCAGGGTGCTGATGCCCCAGCCACCCAGCATGACCGCCAGCGCGAGGCGGTTGGTCATTTTCATCATCGGGTTTCCTCTTTATCGCCCGCCAGCGCGGCCGTGTCGGTGGTGTAGTCAAGGCCGAGCGTCTGGGCCCGGGCGTTGTCGTCGGCGTTTTCCTGGTCGATGACCTCTGCGTCGTAGCCGCTTCGCAGTGCGTGTTCGCTGCGGCTGGCCAGGCCTCCCTTGATCTCGAGCAGCTTGCCCTGCACGTCCTGCACGGGGTGCATGTAGGCCCAGCCTTGCGGTACCCAACGGGTGCGCAGGTAGTCGCGGCGCTTCATCTGGTAGTCCGGCAACGCGATGGCACCGGACAGCCATGCGGCGTCGAGCCATGCAGCCCGCACCGGGCGGCACAGCTGGAACACATACACACCGAACTGCAGCTGCTCGATGCGGCGGCGGAACTCGTTCAGCAGCACACGCAGGACGCGGTCGCTGATATCCGCCATATCGCCGGTCAGCAGCTCGTAGGGCAGCTCGATTCCGGCCGCAGCGGCCATGAGCTGTTGCCGCATGAAATCGACGTAGGTATCACCCGCCGAGGGCGGGTCAGAGAACACGACTTCCTCGCCTTCGAGCAGCTCCTGCATGGTGCCCGGCTCCATCGCCACCATTGGGGTGCCGTCGGTGTCGGTGACGAAGGGCTTACCCGTAACCGGGTCGACCGTAGGCGGGCCGTCCGGCCTAGGCTTGGTGATGAAGCCGGCGAAGAGGTTGGCCACTTCCTGACGGAAAAGCACCGCGTCGTCGTAGTTGTCGAGCGACTTGAGCCGCAGCAGCACCGGCGCCAGACGCGGGATGCCACGCAGCTGCCCACCTTCGAGTGGCTCGAAGATATGAAGCACCTCGCCTGCCGGGATGCGATGCAGTGCGTTGTAGGTGGTTCCGATGGCCCGCGGATCGCCTGGGTGGTTCTTCCACATCCAGTACGCCACGCGGCGACCGACCTGGTCGAACTCGATGCCAGCCCGGACCACGTTGCCCTTGCGGGTAACGAAGTTGCGGTCCAGCGGGACGAACTCAGGCGGCAGGATCTGCAACTGCAACGGCACCGCCAGGCCATCCTCCGGCTTGCGGTAGCGCAGCCTGACGAAGCACTCGCCAGATTCTTCGACCATCCGCGCGATGACGCTCTGCTGGCCATAGAAGTCGGTAAGGTTGTCGGCATCCGACTCGTCGGTCCAGTCGCTCCAGAGCTCGTTGATGGCGCTGCGCAGCGCCGGGTCCTTGATTTGGGCGCGGGGGGTGATGCCAGTACCAATAAGGCTGCTGACACGCTTGGAGATTCCGCTAGCGGCCCATGGGTTGTTGCGCACCGCGGCCTTGGAGCGCTTGCGCAGCGCTGGCAGTGCTGGAATGGCAACTGCGTTGAGCGCTGCCTCCGGCGCGTCCCAACCTTGAGCGCGGCGACCATTGCCGGCGCCCTCGTAGCTGTTGACGACCTGCAGGCGGGGCGACTTGGCTCGGATTCGATAGCCCATTACGCCCCCTTGCCACGACTGTAGAGGCGAATTTGCCGGGGCCGGCCGTCGCGGGATTCCCTTGCGGCCTCGACGGCGTACTGCTCCTCAAGCATGCGCAGGCTGGCGAGTGATGCACGATCCAGACGGCGATCGCCCTTGCTGACGCTCTGGCCTTTTTCCAGCAGTTCCTTGATCGACGCCCGGACTTCATCCAGGCGCTGTTGTGCGCTTGCCATGGGGCGCCCTCGTCTCATCGTTTCAGGTAGGCGCTGCGGGATACCCGGCGCGCGGTTGTCGGTGGCGCCGGCGGACTGACCGCCGTTGGGGTTGTGCGTGATTCGGGCTCAGGATTCGCTCGAGTCGTATCGGGGGCCGCTTGGGCGAACAGGCTGCCCTGGCTGACCGCGGCCCGCAGCTTGCTCCACTCGGCTTCGTGGTACCGGTGAAGGCCCAGGAACTGCGCGGCTGCCTGGTTGTAAACCAGCAGGTCGAGCACTTCGTTGCGCTCGGCCTTGCCCTTGACCCAGACGGTGCGCTTGTAGCCTTTCACGTACTGGGTGATCTTCCGCTCTGCGACCGCCTGCTCGTAGAACTCATCGGGCAAGTCGTTCGAGAAGTGCAACGCGCCCGGGCCATCGGCGAACGGGTAGCGGTTGTAGATCCAGTCCTTCGCGGTGTCGGTACCGATGATCCACAGCTCGGCGCCCTGTTTCTCGGTCTGGCCGTTGTGCTTCACGTCGACCTTAGACGGGCGCTGAGCCAGGACCGGCCGGCCGGGCTTGCTGGCCCCCTTTACGGCGAACACGTTGCGCCAGCGACGCAGGCGGGTGAACTGGTAGACCTCGTCGGTATGGTGACCGCCAGAGTCGATGGCCGTGGCGCAGATCGCCATTTCAACGCCCGACATATGCCGGTACCGGCGCTTCAGTTGCTCATCGAGCGCCTGCCAGGTTCGCGGGTCGGCCGGGTCGCCCGGCACCACTGCGAAGTCGACCACCCAACGCTCCAGCCCTTCGCCCCAGCCGATCACCAGCAGTTCAAGGCGGTTGTGCTGCACGTCGACGGCGGCGGTGAGGATCAACGCACCAGGCGGCACCGTGCCAAGTCTGTAGTCCTCGGCGCGGGCCTTAAGCTCGCTGGCCTTGGTCATCTCTTGGGCGGCGTCCCACACCAGCGCCAGGCGGGTGTTGTAGAACACCTGCATGGGCTCGTTGTCGCCACGGTCGGCGGCTTGCTTCGCCTTGTCGTACTGCTTGGCGAGGCTCTGCCAGGACAACCATCCCAGCGGCGAATACAAGGCGTTGAGGTGAAAGCCCACCGTTTCGCCGTCACCCTGCGCGGTTGCACGCCATTCGCCAGCCAGCAGCATGGCCGTTTTGTGGTGCTCTTCGATCAACGCACCACAGGCCGGATTGCCGCACAGGTAGTCGACTCGTTTGTAGTCGTCCGTCCACTTGAGGTTGGCCCAGTCCAATACCTGGTGCTGCCCGCAGTGCGGACACGGCACGAAGTAGCGGCGCTTGTCGCTGGCTTCGTACAGGTCGTCGATGCGAGAGGCGCCCTTGATCGTCGGCGAGCTGGAGAAGTAGAACTTCGCCTTGCGCCCGAACGTGGTGCCGCGGGCCTCGGCCAGCTCGATGGGATCACCTTCGCTGTCTACATCTACGTCCCAACGGTCGATCTCGTCGCCGTAGATGTAACGCGCGGCCAGCTCTGCCAGGTTGGCAGCCGAGCCCGCTGTGGTGCAGTAGAGCGTGCCGCCTTCGAATTCCTTGGTGTCGAGGGTGTTGCGGGCATCGCGCGAACGCGGCTTGGCGACGCGCTTGCCCAGTTCCGGCACCGCCTTGATCGTCTTGTCGATCCGGCTGGAGACCCGACGCGCCAGCTTCTCGCTGGGCAACAGCGCCAGAATGTTCGCAGGCGCCATGTGGATGTTGCCGCCGATCCAGTTGAGCGCGATCTGCGTCTTCATCATCTGCGAGGCGACCATGGTCACCACGCGCTTGCATGGGTGCAGCGGAGACAGGCAACGCATCGGCTCGCGGGCGAATGGCGTGCGGTCGGTGTGGTACTTGCCAGGCTCAGCGGCGCCAGTGTCCTTCGGGATCCGCTGGTATTCGTCAGCCCACTGATCGATCCAGAGTTCGGGGTCCAGGTGCAGGCCCCGCAGGTATGCCGCACGGTACGTGGCGGCACCGTCGGCATACGCGTGTTGCATCGCTAGTTCGGCTCCTTCGCCCCCTGTTCCAGCTCGGCATCCAGCTGCACCAGGCTGGCGGCATCCTCGAGGACACTGCGCAGCAGCTCGGTCAGGCGCCGTTCCATTTCCCAGGTGTCGGTTATCGCGATCAGCTCACCAGCCACTTTCGGCGGCAGGCCAAGGATCAGGTCGCGCAGCGTGCGGGCGGTATTGAAGGCAGCAAGGTCGACGGCCTTGCGCTCGACCAGCTCGCCACGGCCCTTGAGAAACTCGTCCTCAGCCAGCAACGCGAGGAAGTGCTCCCGGTGCGCCCGAGCCTTCTGATAGGAGTCGCCGCTACCCGCTAGCGGCATGCTCGACGGCGGTGCGAGTGGGGTGACCAACGAATGCACGCCCTTTTCGGCCCGCTCACGCTGGTGGCGCTCCGCGACGCCAGCCTTGCTGGGGTCAGAGGTTTCGCCAAGCAGCGCAAGGGTGGCTTCGACGTCGACCTTCTTACCGTCCTCGGTCAGCACTAGGCGGCCTTGCTTGCCCAGTTTGGAAACATACGGCCGAGACCAGCCGCGGCTATCCGCGAACTCAGCCTTTGTCATGACCGTCATCCATTCACCTGTTAACCGAAAACAGCATGAGGGTTAACCGATTAACCCCGATTAACTAACTTCCAACCCCAGCCACTAGCGCGAAAGCGGGGCCCGAATTACCCGTGGTGGGGTCGACGGCCAAGGGGCCCCCGGCGCATCACGCGGGTGGGTATCACCGTCGGCGGGTAGCCAGCGCTCGGGCCATGGCTTTCTCGAACTCGATCGGCAGGACATCATTGGCAACGGCCTCAGCAGTGCCGAAGAAGTCGAAGCGCTTGCTGTACGAGGGCCGTCGACCGAAGACCAGCACCATGCGGATGTTGTTGCGACTACCCTTGCCCCAACCCAAGCGCTCGGCGATCCCGATCGGGGTCCGCCCTTTGCGGACCAGGAAGTACCGGCGATTGCCCTTGCGCCGACTGCGCGTGCTGTCGGTGGCGTTCGCGTCATAGCCCTCTTGAGTGAAGAGGCCAGCTCCAGACAGGATCTTCGTCAGCCTCCCGCGCCCTATGTTGCCGTGCCGGTCCAGCTGCAGCTTGTCGCCAGGCAGCACGTACCGCCCAGACCCGAGCGCGCCGCGTCGGTGGAGCATCTTCTCGGTGCCCTTGTAGTCGCGGCCACCGCCGTAAATCTGCGGCGCGAGGTACTCGGCGGCAGGCGTTCCGCCGGCGTCCGGCTTCTCATCCTTCAGCCAGACCCTCGCCTCCATCCGTTCCTTCGTCGCCGGCTCGATGAACACGCTGTTCAATGTCCACCGCGTCGGCCGATCGAACACCGACTTCATCTCCTCGACCAGCGCCTTCTTCACCTCCTGCGCAGCGGCTGTCAGCGACAGAGCAGCCGCGAACGGCAGCTGCTCACGCTCGAGTCTATCCAGCGTCTGCAACCGCTCGCGCATTCCAGTGAAGGTCACTTTGATCATCCGAACGCCTCACCGCACCGAACCCGCCCGCCTCTCCTGCTGCCGCCGCTCCACACCATCCCAGCCGCCAGGCCGGAACGCGCCGGCCAGATTGCCGCCGCTCTGCCACACCGCCCAGGCGAACACCGCCAGCAGCACCACCAGTGGCCAGGCCATGGCAGGCACACGCAGCTCGCCGGTCAGGATGTAGATCACTGCAGCGCCGGCGCAGCCCATCACCAGCATGGCCAGGCACGACACACCGCGCCGAAACCGGGAGGCGCCACGGCGATAGGTGAACAGCCGCACGAACAGCACCAGGCAGATGAGGAACGTCACCTGCGTCAACAGAGCACTAACCATCCGCGCCTCCGTCACTGATCGATGGCACACCGCGCCGGCGGATCGCAGCCAGCGCAAGCGTCACCACCAGCACCGCCGCACCGAACGCAGCCGGGCCGGGATAGGCGAACGGGCGAAAGCCCCAGAACTCCGCCTCCACGATGGCCGGGGCGAACTGATAACCCATCACCGCCGACACCAGGAAGAACAACAGCCGCTTCCAGATCGGCAGGTCATGCGTCGTCGTCACGTACACCAGCGCACCCAGCAGCGCGCCGACAGCCGCGTCGCCGTTCACGCCAGCCATGAATCCAGCCAGGCCGGCACCGGCCGCACCTGCCACCACAACGCCTGCCGTGGTGCTTGTTGGCTCAGCCATGCAACGCCTCCAGCGGCACAAATGAAAAAGGCCCACCGTTTCGGGTGAGCCTTGGAATGGGTGCCCTCTTGCGAGGGCTGGCCTGCCGGGGAACAGGCCGCGACACAGCACGTCGCTCGGTGGCTATCGCTGCGGGCGCAGCTCTACAACCATGGGCACTTTCTACAGCCGACATGCAACGCCCGCAACCGCCGATTTTGCGTGTGTCAGTTCACGCAGACTTCACGCCAACTTCACGCACAGTTGACGCACAAGTGACCCGACGAACGGTCATCCAGCAGCGCCGACTTTCCGCAACTCCGCCGCTGCCTTCACCGCCCGCGCAGCGGCCTTGCGCTCAGCCACCCGCTTGCGCTCGGCCCGTGCGTTCTCCCGCGCCACGTCACGCGCAGCCCGCGCCCGCTTCACCGCCGCCGCATGCGCATCCGTGCCCCGCTCTGCCGCTTGCAACCGCGCCAGCGCCACCGGCCACTCAGCCTGCAGCTCGGCATGCAGCTCGTCCACCTGGGCGCGATACGTCCGCATCGAGATACCCAGCCGCGCGCACTGCGCCGCCACGGCGACTGCCTGCGGCCCCTGGCAGTAGCGCGCATGCGCCAGCCGCTGCAGCACACGCCCACGCGATCCGAGGCCCAGCGGCGCATCCTTCGCCATACCATCCAGCGCCATGCTCACCGCCTGGCTCGCACGGCTGATCGCCACCGCGCACTCCACCAGCGACAGGCAGCGATGCCCGCCCACGCCGCCCGGCGCATCGTCACCCATCCGCCCCAGCGGCGAGGCGATGGCCACATCCAGAGCAGGGTTCACAACCTCACGGCCCCACGCCTGCAACAGCACCTCCATGGCCTCGATCATGCTCTGCCCCCCAACCCGACACAAAACCGGCAACCCAACACAAACCCAACACACTTAAAACCCTTATAAATCAATGCCTTCAAAGCAACTGTGTTGAGTGTGTTGGGTTTGTTGGGTTTTTCGGTCCTCGCGTAGCAATTTTTTCTCGCTTCATAAGCCTCGTTCAGCCGTTGCAACAAAACACACGCATGCGCGCGCGCGACGCCAAACCCAACACACCCAACACACACCCCGCAAAGCCCCGCCGTTGCTGGCCTCTCGCTGTGCTGGGTTCGCAAACCCAACCCAACACAACCCAACACACCCAACACACTTGTCGTCGTATTCATGCCGCAGCCCCCTTCAAGTGGTCCCAGCTGTCCACCTCCCAGCCCGCCAGGCGCGCCTTGTCGCGCCACTCCCTCACCACATGGCCGAGCGCAGCGGCACTCAACGTGGGGGCGGGAGGGGGAGCGTCTGGGTCGGTCGGCACGAAGAACGCGCCGAACCGCCGACTGTTGCCGTCGGTCCAGGGCATGGGCCGGTCCGTCTTGAACACCTCGGAACTGATGAACAGGGAGAATTTCGTCTGGCTCATCGCATGCTCACGGTTGCGCTGGCACCACTCGAGGAACAGCGCATACAGGTCGGTCGACAGACACCGCCCGTACAGCCCCGCACCCAGCTCGCCAACACGCCACTGATGGAGGAACGTCTGCCAGCCGGCCCGCGAAAGCGCCACCAGCCTGCGCCGTGCTTCGGTGCGCGGCGGCCGCGTGCGCTCATTGAAGTCGCCCAGGTCCACATCCAGCAGCCAGCCATAAAGGGCAGCCACACCGCCATTCGCCAGCTCCGCACCGATCGCCCGCTGTCGTTCCTCCGGCAGCGTCTCCAACGGCCACATCACCAGAAAGCGTCGGTCCGACTCACTGATCGGCCACGGCAGGATCTCGTTCGAGAGGAACACCGCATTCATATGGTTCGCTTCCTCCCAACCATTGATGAACTTCGATTCCATCCTCACCGTCTTGCCGGTGATCAGATGCTTGATCTTACCCACCTGGTTGTAACGCTGGTCGCGGCTCACAACCTCCTCGAACACCGCCCACAGCTTCCGGCTCTGCCAGGCATTGAAGTTCGATTCCAACTGCGTCTGCCCCACCGTTGCCGCATACGGCCCATACAGCGCACCCAGCGTATCGGCGAACAGCAGGCTCTTGCCCGAGCCCTCCATCACCGAATGCATCAGCACCGCCGTGTCCAGCTTCGCGCCCGGATGCTGCAGCGGAAAGGCCAGCCACTTCACCAGCCAGTCCAGCGGCTCGGCCTCGTGGTTGCACAGGAACGAGATCAGCCAGCGCAGGTTCTCGCACGCCGCGTCATCGCGCACCGGCTCCAGCGGCAGCCCCTCGAACGTGTTGATGTACACGGCCGGGTCCTTCGTCATCGTCGGGTCGAACACGATGTGGTCAACATCCACCGTCCGCCGCTCGGCGCTGTTCAGCCACAGCGCATAGGCATCGCCCAGCGCCATCTTCACCGCGCCCTCAGGAATGCGCCGCTTCTTCTCGCGGTCCCACACATCCTTCGTCCCGTCGATGTACACATACCGGTCGATGGGCGTCATCCCCAGCGCCGTGGCCTTCTTGCCCGCCATCCGGCGCGCCTGCTCCAGCTCGCGCACCGTATCGCCGCCGATCAGTTTCTTGGCCACGTCATCTGCCCAGGCCTTCGCCAGCGGCTTGGTCACCAGCGCCTCGAACGCGGTCTTCTTCATCACCGCTTTCTTGTCCTGGTCCCAGACGTGCGTGGTTCCTTCCACCAACGCAAACCGCCGCAGGATCTGCTCCGCCGTAAAGCCCACCCCCTGCCCCCCGTTGTCGGAGGAGCCGGCCGGCGCAGCAGCTTCGTCAGCGGATGGGGTCGGGGAAGGCTTGCCAGCGGCAACAGCCGCGTCGAGCTGCTGCGCTACCGCCTCCAGCCCCCACGCCACATGCACATCGTTCCAGTCCTGCCCTGCCCCGCCTCCGGCCGGCTGGGTCGGGAAGGCAGCAATGCCGCCCACCTCACCCGCCGCCGCTTCCGCCTTCTTGCGGCCCGGGTTGCCCGGCTTCGCCGGGTCATCGTCGCCAGCGACCACCAGCAGCGCATCCGGGCATTGCGCCGCCAGGTCACGCGCGACTGCCGGCATGTTGCCGGAGTCCAGCGCCATCGCCACCGGCCAGCCCTTCGCCATATGCACGCTCGCCGCCGTCGCGTAGCCCTCGGCCTCGCCGATCACCGCCGCGCCCTCGAGCTCGCCCAGCACATGCCGGCAACCCGCCTTGCGCCCGTACTTCGGGAACAGCTTCGTGCCCTGCTCGTTGATCGCCTGCAGGCTCCACAGCTTCCCCGCCGTATCGCGCAGTGGAATGGCAATGCTGCCCTTCTTGAACATCAGAAAGCTGATCGAATCCGGCCGCTGCTTCGGCAGGTTCGCGAAGAACTCACGCGTCTCGCTGCCCACCCACACGTCGCAGCGCTGCCGCTCGTCATCGATGGAAAGCACAACGGTGTAATGGAAATAGCCAACGCCAAAAGCCCCCACCTGCTTGCGTTCCAGGTAGGGGCTTTCACCTTGCGGCTTGCAGTGCATGGACCAGATCAGCTCACAGGCAGCGGCCACGGCTTCGCGCATCACCTGCGCCCTCGCCTCGTCCGCCTCGATCTCCGCCTGCCGCATTGCTCGCCGCGCTTCCGCCTCGGCATTCAGCCGGCGCTTCTCCTCGGCCGTGATCGGCTCCCGACGTGGCCGCCAGCCTTTGTCCTTCGCCAGTTTGATCACCGTGCCCATGCCAGTGCCCGCCTTGCGGAACGAGCGCCACACCGTCTTCGCATCCGCCGTGCTGTAACTGTCAGCACCGGCACTCCAGGTATCCCAGGCATCGAACCCGTTACTGCCGAACTCCGCCTTGATGCCCATACCCACCAGCAACCAGGTGTCGCGATCATCGGCGGGGATGTACTGCAGCAGCTCGGGGAGATCGGCCAGGGTGAGAGGTACGCGCTCAGACATCACCTGCCTCCACGCGCTTGAACTCGACGACCCATACCCACGGGTTTGCGTCCCAATCCCCGCCGGCCTGCCGCCAGAGCTGGGCGAAAGCCTGCTCTGGCCGCTGGAAAGCCTGACCACCCGCGTCCGTGGCAAACCACATGCGGTGGTCGCGGTGGATGCCCTCGGCCGCCGCCTGCTCGTAGGTGATGGCCTGCAAGCGCTCGACGCGCACGTCGGTGATTTCCAGCAGGATGCGTGAGGCCCAGCGGGGCATATGGATGCTGGGTTTCCAGCGACACTGCATGTCGCCGTCTGGATCGACGAATTCGCACGAATCGCCGCTCGCTTGATAGGCGCAATGCGCTGGGTTCTGGTAACGCGACATGTCTTTCCACCAATGTGGATCGGCACGCTGCTCGTTATCGTCAACAAGTGGGCCTTGCCAAGTCTCGCGCACCCACAGCCGATCACCAGGCCGCCCGAAGGGCGACACGATGACGTCGTGCTCGAACTTGCCGGAGTCAGGGTAAATCTCGCGCCGGATCAACAGGCCAAACTTGCCCTTCTTCGGATGGGTACTGGTGATGGTGGCCATCGGATGCTTCGGGTCGACGATCTGCCAGCCATTGGCCATCTGGTTGTTCAGCGCGCGCCGCGTCACCGTCTTGCGGCCTTCCAAGATGGCGCGAACCATCGCGCCGTTGAACAGAATCGGGCGTTCCTTAACCACGGCGCACCCCCGCACTCATCTTGTCTGCGAACGCCTGGCAGTCGGTACACATCCGGCACCCCCTCACAGCCTCGCGCCGGGCCTGCGGAATCTCGCCGCCGCACCCTTCGCACTCGGTCAGGCTCTCGCCCTGGTACTGCACACGGCTTGCGATGATGCGCTGCAGCTCCTCGTCCTGCTCCCGTTGGGCCCGCTCGATCAGATGCTCATCCATGGCGCTGCTCCCCCATGGCCTGCTCCGCACCGGCCACGATCCCGAGAATCTCGCTGATCATCCGGTTCGCATGGCCGCGCAGTGTCTCGACCTCGTGCGCCTCCCATACGTTGTCCGCGGCGCCGTCATGCAGGCTGCCGACGAACTCGCCTTCGGCCTGCAGCAGCTTGCCTAGCGCCTTCAGCGCATCGCGCGTGGCCGGTACCGGCGTCGGCTTGAAGCTCACCACCCCATACACCTGCTCGAACCACGCCAGCACGGCCGGGCCCTGCACGAGCGCAATCACGCGCTCCACATCGTCCGCATGCAGGTGGTGGTCAGGGTAGGAACAGGAGAGGCGCTTCTGAAACGGGCCATACGGCTCTTCCAGAATCGCGCAAACGGCCTTGTGGCCCCCACGGATCGCCTCGCGGGCGTCCTTGTCGATAGCCGCTTCCAGAGTGGTAAGCGGCCCGTGTTCAAGCGTAGTAGCGCGCATTGGTAGTAAACCCCGCTGGCTACCATAGCCATAGGCCGGGGCAACGCCCTATCCTATGGCCACAGCAGCAAAAACCCCGGTCGTATACGTGCTGTGTCCACCGGGGTTGCTGTTGAGGGAGTCAGGGGTGGTACCCGTCTCCCGGACCGCTGGGTCAAGGCTGCTTTACTTTGGTGAGTGGGCGCCTTGATTCCAGCCTCTACATCCACCTGCCGCCATGGCGTCAGGTTTGTTGCTCCTGGCCCTTGGGCCTGCCGGCTCCGGTCTGCTGGTGAGGCTTCCGGAACCGGCCCCCGCCGATACTGAAACTGTGCTGTGTCCGGCGGGGTTGATGTCGAAAATCAAGCCGCTGCCTTACGCCGCAACCGGCTCACTCGGGCGTGCGTTTTTGCGAAGGTAGGCCCAATCGATGTCCGGTCGGGTTTCTTCACAAGGCACAGCGCCGTTGGTTTCTCGGTCAAGTGCGATGGCCAGCGCGGCGTTGGCTCGACGGTTGCCATAGGCCACCTGCTTCAGTTGCCCAAGCGTTGTCTCGCAACGAGTCGCGAGCGCGAGCTGCGAGTCCTTGTCCAGCGGCTTGATGAAATCGAGAAGAGTCATGAATACCTCCGTTAGGGGCTCACATTAGCAATCGCTAATCGACTTCGCAATAGCAATCCGTAATTTACACTTTGCTAACGCGGCCTGAACATAAGGAGATGGATATCTACCAGTCCCGCATAGCGACGCTTAAAACCCTGATCGGCGAATCATCGCTGAAAGAGTTTGCGGATCGGCACGACCTCGACCCCTCCTATTTGTCGCAGATACTCAACGGCCACAGGAACATGGGCGAGCGCGCCGCGGCCAATCTCGAGAAAAAGCTGGCCCTGCTACCCGGCACGCTGACAGCCCCAGGCACGGGCGAAACACCGGACCCAGCCACCGCCGCATTCTCAGCCGCCGCCCAGCTGGAAATGGCAACCAGCGCCGCAGTAACCGACGCAGCCGGCCGCTACAACCAGCAAAGGATGCTGCCAGTGATAGGTGAAGTTCAGGCAGGTGAATTCTGCGAGGCCGTGGACAACTTCCCGCCCGGTCACGCGGATGAGTGGGTCGAAGCTGGCGGGCCTGCCGGGCCGCGCGCGTTCGTCCTCGTCGTCAACGGCTTCAGCATGTACCCGCAACTAGCACCAGGTGAGAAAGTCGTCTTCGACCCTGACATGCAATGGGCGCCCGGCAACATCGTCCTGGCCAAGCGCATCAGCGACCAATCTGTGACCATCAAGAAGCTCTGCCGAGACGGCAACGAATATTTCCTGCACGCCACTAACCCCGACTGGCCGGACAAGTACATCAAGCTCAACGAAGAGTGGATGGTCTGTGCCCGGGCCCGGCGTAAAATCGTAGAGCTCTGAACACCAGCGAGGGAACGCATGCCAACCATCTTCCGCAACGTATCTGAGCCCGATCGCCTGGGCCTGAGCTGGGAACAGACATGGCAAGCCGAGGATCGCGGCCTCATCTGCTCATGGGAAGTCGGCCGCCGCGACGCGCTACGCGATCCCGAGCTGGCAGCCCGCTGCAAAGCCGGTGAACTACCGCCGTTGGGCTGGAAAGGTGGCGGCCTGAAAACCCTCAAGAAGCTCACCCGCTGGGGCTCGCTGCACTATCTGGCCGAATGGCAGGGCCTGCGCGGCGAGCCGCTGCACATCGACCTGGCCGAAGAGCCAACCATCATCTGCAGCCGAACGGGCATGATCGTCACCTTCACCGGTGACAGAACCAAGCTCGCCGGCCAAGGGAATGAAACCGAGGAAGAAGGAGCAACCGATGGACCTGCACCAGGAATTTCAGAACAGTCGCTTTTTCCATCAAGCACGGATTGACCGGCGCGCGGCCGACGAATTGATAGGTTTGAGTGCCGGGCTAATTGCCGACGGCACCGTCAACCAGAAAGAAGCCGAGTTCCTCAAGGCGTGGATCGAAACCAACTTAACGCACTTCGAGGACCCGGTGGTCAACATCATCTACCGCCGCCTGGCCGACATGCTGAGTGACGGGATCCTGCAGCCTGAAGAAAGCACCGAACTGGTCGAACTGCTGCACAAGTTCACCGGCCCGACTCTCTGCACCGAGAAGCCCTTTACCGCACCTACCACCCTGCCCTTCTGCGACCCAGCACCAGAGTTGGTCATACCTGGGCGTTGCTACCTCTTCACCGGCACCATGGCGTACGGCCCACGCAAGGACTGCGAAGCGCTTGTCACTGAGCGCGGTGGCATTATTGGCGGCGCAGTTAGCAAGAAGATCCACTACGTCGTAGTCGGCAGCATTGGCAATGACCAATGGCTGCATAGCACCTACGGCACCAAGATCAAGAAAGCCGTCGAACTCCGAGACAGTGGCGTGCCTCTGGCCATCGTGAGCGAACAACACTGGCAAACGCACATCTTTGCGTAGTGCCACGTAAAAAGCCCCGCCGAAGCGGGGCTTTTATTTTTACCTTTTAAAGTCTGCTCCAAGCTCCTCGCTCCGCGAGGCTGTCCATCAGCCATCCAGGCCTTATGCGCGTCCCTTCGCTAATGCATGCGAACTATGGGCTTAAGCGCATGTTATAGATACGTCGAAAACTATACGCCCGGTGTAAGCCAATGCTTACAGAAAGACTGGCCGCGACTCTTTTGCAGAGTCAGCGGGGACCTAAAATTAGCATTCGCTATTGCAGAATAAATTAGCAGGCGCTAATGTTGTCGTGTACCCACTCACCACGGGATCGCGACAATGGACACAGCACAGCACAGCAGCACCCGCTGCCCGGTCTTTCTGCACCCGGCAGCGGCATCCAACCCCTTCACCGTGCGCCGCATCGAGCGTGAAACCGGTCTGACCGCCCACGTCACCCTGCGCGCTGCACAACTCAAGCGCCACGTCCGCCCCACCTTCGAGACCTTCGGCCCGTTCGGAGGCGACTGCGCATGAGCACCTTCTCCCTCACCAGAGGCAGCGAAGCAGCCCTCGGCATGCTCGCCAGCCAGGCCGGCACCGAAACCCTGCTGCTCACCCAGCCCGCCCGCGAGCTGCGCGCCGAGCTGAGCATCGAGCCCTTCACCAGCGACAGCGGCAATCAGATGCTGGCCGTGCTGTTGATGCGCGAGCAGCGCCACAGCATGACCCTCCAGCGCGACGACAGCGCGAACGCCCAGCACTTGGCCGATTGGATCGAGGCCGTCGCCAACGGCACGCTGGATACGGCCGAGGCCATACCGCAGCGCGCTGACCCGAGCGACTTGGCAGCTGCCACGGCGGCATTCCACGCAGCCGCCCACGAGCTGAACGCGCAGGCAGAGCCAGCCACGGCGCAGGATGAACTGGCTGCGTTCGGGGCTTGGTACGTCACACCGGAAGCTTTCAAGGCAGGTGACAGCAATGGATGGCGTGGCGTGGCGTGGGCGGCGTGGCAGACACGGGCCAGCCTCTGCGCAGAACTGGTGGATGCGCTCGAAGCAATGGTTCGGCAGTACCCGAACCCTGATCTTTCGCATGTCGACTATCGGGTCCACGCGTGCAAGCAGGCCGAACATGCGCTTGCCAACTACCGCGCAGCCCTGGCCACCAGCCCCGCAGCCTGAGGCCCGTCACCATGAACCGCACCCTCGACCAGGCAGCCGCCGTGCTCGGTATTGGCCCGCGCAAGCTGCGCGCCCGTATGCGGGAGCTTGGCCTGCTCAACCACGCCGGCGAGCTGATCAGCAGCGAGCGCGGCCAGGGCCGGCTGTTCGTCGACACCCGCAGCCGCTGGAACCGCGCCATCAACGGCTACACGCACTACGGCGTCGTCATGGCCACCGAGGCCGGAATCGCCTGGCTGGCCGATCAGCTGGAGATCACCGTCACCCAGAAGGACGCCGCCGCATGACCACCTCTGCCACCCAACACGCGATCGGCGCGCTCAAGCTCACCAGCCTGCATCTGGACCACCCAAGCGTGGTACCGGCCAGCGTGCTGCGCGGCGCCTGCTCGGAGGCCATCGCCCACCTGCAAGCCAACCAGCCCCATGCGGACGACCTCGGTCGTCTCTGGTGCGCTCTTTTCGCCGTGCTGCCGACCGGCTACCTGCCGCACGTCACGCTCACCTCGGAGCAGGCCGCACCGTTCGCCTGCGTCATCACCGATGGCACCGGCAGCGTGGTCGACCGGCAGGCCGGCAAGACCATCGAAGGCATCACCGAAATGATCCGCCTACGCCTCCCGGCGGGGCGCGGGGAGGTGCAGCCATGAAACACCAAGCGCAAACCACGCTGGAGCAGCTCCGCGCGCGCTACCAAGCCAACTACATCACAGCCGACCAGCTACTGGCCGACCACCTGCCTCACATCAGCAGCGTGCGCTACCTGCGCCGCAAATGTGATGCCGGCCTGATCGGTATAAACCTGCGCCGGCTCGACCCCAGTTCCAACCGCAGCCCGTGGGTCGTGTACCTGCACGACCTCGCGGCCTGGCTGGATAACCAAGCCGCACGAGCGGCATAACCCGCCCCCACCAAGGGCAACCAAAGAGGCACAGCACGCCATGAAACCCACCGATACCGCCGAGTTCATCAACTCCCTCAACGCCAGCGTATTCGCCCAGCAGGTCGGCCGCGCGCTCTCCGACGTCGCCGCCGGCGTGGTCGACCACGGCAAGCCCGGCGAGGTCACGCTCAAGTTCAAGCTCAAGCAGATCGGCCAGAGCAACCAGGTCACCGTCAGCCACACGCTGGACTTCGTGCAACCCACCAAGCGCGGCAAGAAACGCGAGGACACCTCCCTCGACACGCCCATGTACGTCACCGAGAACGGCCTCGAGCTGTTCCAGACGAGCCCGACCGACCAGATGTTCACCCGCGAGGAAGCGCCGGTTAAAGCCCGCGAAGTCTGAGCCGCATCACCAAGCCCCACTCACCAAAAGGAAGACACAGCATGTCGCTAAGCAAAGAAGCCATCCAACACATAGAGTCCCAGGCCGTGATCGCGGCAGCCAAGCCGATCACCATTGCGGACGGCACCACAGTAGCGGTCCTGCCAGAGGGCATTCGTCTGCAGCCGCTGGAAGCACTCCAGCCTATGCGCGACCGCTTCCGCGGCACCATGGCAACCCACTCCCTGCAGGACTTCATCAAGTACATCGAAAGCCATGACGTGGTGGATGACAACGCCCCGGTCAAGGCGCTCGGCTTCATCGATCAGGACGCCATGCGCGCCACCGTCATCTTCAACCTGGGCGAACCCGGTGCCGCCGGCCATGGCGATGACGTAGCCGTGCTCACCCTCAAGCCTACCGCCGCCTACTCCGCCCTCCAGAGCGTGATCGGCCGTGCGCTCGGCCAGAAGGAACTCGCCGAATGGCTGGAGGACTGGCTGCCCAACCTCGAGGCGAAAGACGGCGAGACGGTCATTCAGATGCTGCAAGCCATCAACGCTGTGCGCCGCATGGTCATCAAGGCCACCAGCCAGCGCGACAGCAACGTCGGCGACTTCTCCGCCAGCCGCTCGGCCATGGACGAGATCGAGGCCAAGAGCCAGGACACGCTGCCCTCCGCCTTCATCTTCACCACCGTCCCGTTCGAAGGGCTGGACGTGGCAGATATCAAGCTGCGCCTGTCCGTCATCACCGGCCGCGACGAGCCACTCCTGAAACTCCGGTGGGTCGGGGAGGAAGCCCAGCGCGAAGCCTTCGCCCAGGAATTCAAGGACGTGCTCGAGCAGGAGGTCGGCGGCCTGGTGCCGCTCACCATCGGCACCTTCTCTCTCGGCAAGTAACACCAACCACCACCCCGCCGGCCTCACCAGCCGGCGGGCTCAAACGGGACACAGCACATGAACTTCACCACCATTCAGATCATCGCCTTCATCGGCGCAGTCGCAGGCATGGCCATCGTGTTCGGCCTCGGCTTCTATGAAGGCCTGCGCAAGGGCAAGCGCGAAGCCTTCGACATTGGCTACCAACGCGGCCTGCACGCCCACCGCCATGAGCTCACGCAGGCCCGACGCGACATCGAGTCGGCCAAGCACAGCCTCACCATCAGCAGACTCAACGCGGCCCAGGCACTCGAAGCCACTACCGTTGAGCTGGACGAGTGCCGCGCGAAGCTCGCCAACCTGCAAACCCGCGTCATCACCGAGAACGACGCCAACCAGCTCGTCGCCATGGCGGACAAACTCAGCCTCGCCGCCGACACCTTCGCCGGCCTCGGCTCGCACGATCAGGCCACCGCCGCCCGCAAACTCTCCAACAGCGCCCGCGCTCTGTTCGACCGTTATTGGCAAACCCTGCCGGTGATGGAAGTGGAGGTGATGGCATGACCTGGATTCTCACCCGCACCGGCCGCCGCTTCGACCTGCTAGCGCCCAAGGCCGACCAGGTCTGCACGCTGGACATCGCACACGCCCTGTCGCAGCTCTGCCGTTTCAACGGTCACACCAGCCGGCACTACTCGGTCGCGCAGCACAGCCTCCTAGTGGCCAGCATCGTCCCGGCCGAACACCAGCTCGCCGCCCTGCTCCACGACGCCACCGAGGCCTACGTCGGCGACATGGTGCGCCCGCTCAAGCTCGGCATGCGCGAGTTCTATGAAGGGCAGAGCCTGGTTTCGCTGTACGACGAGGTCGAGCGCAAGGTCTGGCTGGCCATCTGCGAACACTTCCACCTAGACCCGGAACTGCCCGACTGCGTGCACAAGGGCGACATGATCGCGCTGGCCACCGAGCGTGCGCAGCTCATGCCAGACCACGACGACAGATGGGAATGCATCGCCGGCATCGACCCGCTCGAAGTACAGCTGGAGAACTGGACGCCCGCCCAGGCGTTCCTGCACTACCACAACCGCCTGCTTGAGCTGATGCAGTCCACCCACCGCGCCCGCTCCACCTGGGAGCGCGTCGACGCCGAATACACCGGCGCCGCTGCGCCGCATTGCTTGTAGGGAGAGAAGCGGCGATGAAAGACTCAGTACCAAACCCGCAGCTGCCGGCCTCCCGTATCAGCGCCACGGTCAGCGAAGGCTTCACCGTCACCACAGCAGATGGCAAGCCGGCCCGGCTGGCCATCATCGACGAGGCGGGCAACGTTATCGAGGCCGGGCCGGATGTCGCCTGGGCGGCCTGGAAGGTCTGCATTGAGGTTCAGGAGAACTACTGGGAGGGGGTGGGCCACCTGGTGGTGCACAGCAGCCCACCCGGCGACCCGGCGCTGGCGGAAATCCTGATCGGGAAGAAAGCCGCCTGATCAACCGCGGCGGTCGTTGCTGGCCTTCCAGGTTCCCGACCGCCGATCTATATCCAGCGCCACGCGCCGCCCTGCCCGCGACACCAGCACTAGGTGAATCGTCTTGCTGTCCGGATCCGGCACAACACCCCGCATGTACACCACGACCCGGCTGAACGTATCGAGCACCAACTGCCGCAGCACCTCGCGCGCCTGGCTGTAGATGTCCTGTGAGTCGGCCGCCAGCGCCGCCCATTGTTCGGCAGCGGCGGGCGTCTGCCCCTTACCCTGCACCACCTGTTCCAGCTCAAGCCGCTCGGCCTCAGCCTTAAACTGTTGCAGCTCGGCCTCCAACTCCCGCGCTTTGCGCACGAACGCCAACGGCGCGGCACCCTGATCGTCGGCCAATAGCGCCTCGGTCACGCGGGCAAGCTGCCGCTCCACCTCACCCTGTTTGCGCACGCATGCCTGCAGGCGCTGGCGTATCTGCTGGCCATCGTCTGTCGGCTCCATCAAGCGCGTGAGGTTCATCTGGTCCGAGCAGTACGCGAGGAGCGCTTTTTCCACCGGCACCACGCTGCAACTCGCGGCCTTGCAGCCCGTGCTGTTGGAATAGGACGTGCAATGCAGCCGGCGGTGGCCATCGGCCAGGGTGCCGTCTTCGCGCGCACGCCCGAGCAGGTTCTGCGCGACCACGGCGGTGCCACAGTAGCCGCACCAGGTGATCCCGATGCCGGTGAGGATGCCAACAATGTCACTGGCGCCGCGGCGTCCGTGCCGCTGGCTCGTCGCTGCCTGCAGCTCGCGGTATTCGTCGTCTGACAGCAGCGCCGGATAGTAGCCCTCGAGCAAGTAGTCTTCACCGTCCACGCTGATGCGCTTCGCGCCGCGTAATGCAGGTAGCTTGATCAGCCGATAGATCTGCTGGCCAGCCAAGCCCCATTCGCTGAGTTCATACCCGCGCTCCACCATCTTGCGCACGGCCCGGGTTGCGCCTTCGCCCTTCTTGTACAGCTCCAGCGCATACCGCACCGCCTCGACCCGCTCCGGTATCAGCTGCCATGCCCGGCCATCCCAGCGCAACCACTGCGGGTCGCGGCCGTTTCGGATCAGTCCACGATAGGTGCCGGCCTGCCAACCTTCGCAGAGCCGCCGAATCGACGCCTTCACCCGTTTGCTCTTGGTGTCGGACTCTTCGTGCGCACGAATCATCACCAGTAGCGAATACACCAGGTCCATCGGCTGCGTCTTCAACCCGGCGCGGTTGTACTCCCGGCCATCGCTGGCGGTCACAACGGTGATGCCGGCGTTGATGATCTGCGCCAGCTGCGCCTGCGCCTGGATCGGCTCAGCCCGGCTCAGCCGGTCCAGCCCTTCGACGATCAGCACCGACCCATCCGGAATGCGCCCCTCGTCGACCGCCAGCAAAAACGCCCCGAGCGCGCCTTGCTTGACGTGCTGCTGGTGATAAGCCGACAACCCCTCATCGCGCAGCGACAGCGACTCATCGAGCACAATCCCTCGCTCCGCCGCCCAGCGCTGGGCATATTGCAGCTGACGATCGGCACTGCCGCCAGTTGCTTGCCGGGGATCAGAAAAGCGCAGATAGCTATAGACGCGAGCGCGCTCGCTAGTCATTGGATGTGTCCGGGTTTACGCGATCTTGATAAATGTTCCACACCTCTTGGCATAGCGGAAGCACCGTACCGGATGTGCCATCCACCAATCCAAGCACTGGCACTAAGTATTGAGCTTGATAGCGACAGCAGCCGCAGCTACCGCGGCAGCAACTGTCAAAGCTTTCTTTTTAAGCGGCATCTTCCAAAACCCCTTTGCAGCCATGACCGTGAGTTCGAGCTCTGCGGGCATCGGTGTTGGTTTTTTAGTGCCCTGCGCTAAGGGCACGGGTGCGCTACGGGGTGCGGTACTACCTGACTCAGAGCGCTGCTCCTCAACCACTACGGGAGCTTCGGTAGCGCTTTGATTATTACTGGATCGCTTGAAGTAGCTCAGCACGTTGTCTGCTGCGTACACAAAAGCTTCTCGATCAATACGGTATCCGCTTTCATGAACGTATTTGTTTCGTATGGTCGCTACTCTTCGAATCAATCGCACCACTTCCTCAGGAAGCAAATGCTGAACGCTATCCAGCTTCTCGTGAGCCCCTTTGCCAACAGCCCCCATCTCCATTAGGTAGCCCTCAATGGCTTTCGTTTTTTCGATGACCTCTTCGTACATGCCCGGGCTCCTTTGGAACGCATGGATATCTGATCGCAACCTGCCAGTATTCATCGGTTGGCTCCTGAAAGGCAACAACACCCTATTCAGCATGTGTGCTGCAGGCTGTCGCCTAGACGAACGAACAGCTCAGATAGCTGTATACTCGCGCGCTATTTTTTTTCATGCCGTAGTGCCGAGGCGCCCGCAATGTCGAAGAAGGTTGGAAGTATAGGATTTATTTCGTTAGGGTGCCCCAAGGCCACGGTCGACTCTGAACGCATCCTCACTCAGCTGCGTATGGAGGGATACCAGATCGTGCCGTCCTATGAGGACGCCGACGTGGTGGTGGTCAATACCTGCGGCTTCATCGACAGCGCCAAGGCCGAATCGCTGGATGCCATTGGCGAGGCGATCGCCGAGAACGGCAAGGTGATTGTCACCGGCTGCATGGGCGTGGACGAGAGCAACATCCGCGGCGTGCACCCCAGCGTGCTGGCGGTTACCGGCCCGCAGCAGTATGAGCAGGTGGTCAATGCAGTACACGACGTGGTGCCGCCGAACATCGAGCACGATCCCTTCGTCGATCTGGTGCCGCCACAGGGCATCAAGCTCACCCCGCGCCACTACGCCTATCTGAAGATTTCCGAAGGCTGCAACCACAGCTGCAGCTTCTGCATC